CTTTAGTTGAGGGTTAGGTTACGTCCTGGATAACGCCGTGTGCGCCAGGGTGGTAAACACCGAGGGTCAAAGCGCAATCAACGAACCCACGCTCGCCGCCACCTTGATTAGGTAGGCGAGTGCTTCCCATTGGGATAAGCTCGTGAATACCGTAGTACTCAGGGTTAACAATATAGCCAGAACCAGTTGTTGTGTTACCGCCGAAGTTAGGCGCACAGTCAGGGTTTTGGTTAACGATTGAAACAACACCGTGATCGGACTCATAGAGGTCAACGGATAGCTTGATGGAACCGCTGTTACCATCGTAGTTCACTGCGCGAATATTTTCAGTTGCACCAGCAGATGTACGAGCGAAGTCAGCAATAACTTGGCGTAGTCCAGTGTCAGCAACAAGCATAAGGTTGTTTGCAGAACCGGTTACACGGAAGATAGAACTGATGATGCCGTTAAGTGCTGATTCGCTGAATGGAGTACCATTAGCTTCGGCAGTTGTGTAAATGCTGTCAGCAGGTGTACGGAATGCAGCAGGAACGTCAGCAGGACCAGCAGAATCGAGCCAGTCACCAAGACCACGAAGGCCGTTAGGTGTACCTGCACCGTTTTCTGTGCTTGAATCCTGAGTTCCAGCGATTGTAGCTTCAACGTCGCGCTTGAGTTCGCGGATAGCTTTTGCTTCAGCTTGAGCTATCTTAGCAGGACCTACGGAATCGACTGCTTCTTGCAGGTCAGAAACCATGTAGTCACGACGGAATTTTTGGATGCGATTGCCAAGACGAGCGCGACCAGCGAACTTGTCAGTGAAGGCTGCAACGTCAGAACCTTCTGAGATACCTGTAGTTACAGGTGCAGAAAGACTGTCAACAGTCCACTCAACATTAGTTGCGGAGGCGCGTTCTTTATTAGCAGACGAAAGGATAGGAGTCTCTTCAGGCGCAAGAATGGTCAAGACATCAGTCAAGTCCTCACGATTGGAGACACCCGAACCTGTATTTGTAGTATCGAATGTATTTGAGAATGCCATTTTATTTAATGATTAGTTTTAATGAGTTAACGGCGCGAAGCCATTTGTAGTTTTCTAAGTGCGGCAAAATCACGAGGGTTACCCGATTTCTGAAATTGACTTTGCAGTTCCTTGAGTGCCTTTGCAGTTCTTGATGGGGACGTAGCAGCGTTTGCATTACTTGTTGTCGCACCCTTGGGTGGTGTAAGTTTCATGCTTGGCTTACTTTCGGTTACAGGTTTACGACCATAGATACTGTTTGCCGCGTGAGCGAACCAGTAATCCAGTTGACCCGCAACATCCGGAGCTTCCTTTGCCACGATCTCTTTCATCTTTTGAAAACGAGCATCGTTGACTGTAGCTTCGTATTGTTTGCGGACATCATTGTCTTCACCTTCTAGCCAGGATAGCTCTTCTTTCGCTCTCTGCTTGAAAGCAACTTCCATATTTGCAGCCTGTTCTTTGGCTTGTAGTTTAGAAAGTTGATCAGGAAGAAAGGTCTTCTGAGCCTTACGCGCCTGTAGTAAAGATTTACGGACTTCCGCTTTCGTCATTTCTTTGCCTTCGATCTCAGTAATGACATCGTCAGCCGCATAGTCAGCACCTTCAAAAAGAAGATCCTCGGCCCAGTTGACTATTTGCTCTACCTCTTCGGCCTTGGATTGAAGGCTCTCGATAGAATCTAAATCCCCAAATGGGTTATTCTCTATTTTCTTTTTTGACTCAAGGGGATCTCGCTGTTGAAGCGAAGCCTCTAGTTTAGCCAGCTTTTCTTCTGCGGCCTTGCGTCTTGCGGTAAGTTCCCCAAAACGAGCTACAGCTTTACTGCCTAACTTATCAGCTAGTTCCCGTAATTCCTCTTCGGACGCGTTGTCCAAATCAATCTGTGAAAGAACATCCTCGGATGTTGATTCAACTTCTGGTTCACCTTCTTGGACCTCTTGAGTTTCTTGGGTTTCTTGGGTTTCCTCAGTCTCCTCAATGACCTCTTCGGGTGTCTCTTCCGTTGGCTCTTCGGCAACTGGTTCTGATTCTGTCTCAACATTTTGCTGAGCCTTCATCTGCCCCAATCGGCGATTTGCAAAATCCGTTACGGATATATTAGTATTGTCCACTGGTATTTGGTCTGCCCCAGAGTCAGCAGTCGTGATTTCATCTGTCATAAGTTCCACTCATTTACGCCGAGAGATTGCGATACGTTAATATAACATAGGTGAACAGTTATTGCTCAACCTAGAAATGTTCACGGTGCCGGACACTGAGTTCCTGCCAGCTAGATAACTGCAATAGCTGATCGTAAGTGATAATCCGTCCTGATATTTGCTGAATATTTTCGCTACTAGCTTCGTGCAGTTCCTCGATAGCCTCTTCTCTGAGGTCATGAACCATCTTCATAAATCTAGCAAAAGCCTCGTAGTTATGAAGTGTCTTTATGTCGTCTTGGATATTCATATTATTTTGCTGCGGAACGCATTACGTCCACCATTCTAGGACCTCTGGACTTTACCTGCTTGTACCAGTTACTGTCAACCATTTCATCAGCCGCCATATTGTAGTCATTATTCATAAGACCCTTCTTCATGTCCACGAATTTATTTAGCTTCGTTAGACCAAGATTGAACGCCATATCAACTAGCGTCATCTTGACGGCTTCTGGCCTCTTGGCAAAGTTAGGATCATAGGACTGAGCGTCCTTAAACGCCTGAGTGAGGCTGTGGTTGTAAAGGGTTTTTGTTTCTCTGTCTGTTAGCTCCCGACCAGCAAATAACTCATTGATGTCAATGCCCTCCCGTTTGAGGAACTTGCGGTTTCCAGCATCTTCAAGATTGAAGCCAATCCCGATAGTGCGGTTACCCTTACTGTCCTTGTAGACCTTGGGTTTGTTCCCCTCGTTAAGAGAGAGCATATTGAAGTAATTCTGTGAACGCTGCTCGCGGACTCGCTGTTGGGCGAGTTGTGAGGGTGTTTTGTTGTCAGCCATTGTGTAAGTATTTGTTAATAAAACAATACTACATATTCTGGGTATTAACATTACCCATCTGTGCAGGGGCTGTGCCGACTCGACCAATCTGAGCGTTCTGCGCTTGCTGCATCTGGAAGGTGTATTGACCCTGGTATTTCTCCATGCGTCCTCGGAATGCTTCGTCCTGCTGCAAGCGTTGCTGGATGTCAGGCTGCTGCGCGTATTGCTGAATGACTTGCATAGCAATCTGCGCGCCTGTAGGACGGGCTGGCATTTCAATACCTGCAAAAATCTTTGTAAGATCATCGGTAACATTCTTAACCATCTCTTGTTGAGCATCTTGTGCAGGTTGCAGAACCGCGTCAGCCATGACGGGATCAATACTAGCGGCTGCAATATCCAGTAATCCATCGATATTCATTCGGTTATTTACATTGAGTTGATTCAATGCAACGAACCCTTGTAGTTTCTTTTCTACTGTATCTGGGTCATTGTCAAGCACATCGAAGTTAATCATGATGTCAAAGTTCTCGTTCGGATTACCCTTGTTCATTACTTGAGGGTCAGGAATACCAGTCACCTGGAAGAAGACCTCGTCGGGTCCGAATCTCTGGAAGCACTTATACGCCATGCGAATCACCTCGGATACGTGGCTTAGGTACTTATCAACCATGAACTGCTGTCTGGATTGAGACATAGGATCATTCGGATCCAGTCCAATCATTCTGTCGGCTTGATTGATTAGCGTCTGTTCCATCTCAAGCGAACCTTGGTTGTACGCAGGAGTCGGAGCGAAGTCCAGGTCACCCTTGCGTCGGTATGGAATCATCCGACCTGGTCCCCAGTCATTGGGTGCTTGACCTACTGGGTGCAAGATGGGAGGCAGGGTAGCTAGGCTGTTGCGGTCAATCCGTGAATCACGCTCTACCTTTACTTGGTTCTGAATACCACGAAGAATACTGGGAACGGTGGATACATCATAGAGACGCTTAGTGTCCTCGGACAAGCGTGTCACTACTACTGGATAGTCTTCGTATCCGTTAAGTAGTTCGAACTTTGCATATCCGGGAGTCCCAGTGCCATCATCTCCATCAAAGTTCTTATGAAATACTGTGCAGTAAATTCCTTCGGAGCCATCCTCTTCGTTGATTAGTCTCTGGTATCCATAAATTATTTCAATAAGTTCATCAGCTTCGTATGCAGTGTCCGTTAGGCTCATGCTGCGACGGCCCTCTTCGTATCGCTCAAGGCTGTCGATGTTCACACCTCGGTATCTTTCGATCATTGTATCCACGAAGTCCTGGTCCCAGCCATCAGTTGTTACCTTGAGTTCTAATTCTTGTGGAGTGTAATACGTTTTCCAGAAGCAGTACGGTGCGCGTTGCGGGTCAGTAACATAGGGAGGGAAGACAAAGTCACCGTCAGGTGCTAGGGTCTTGACTTCGGGGCAATTAATTTGACGACGCACTACGGGCAGTTTCGCCATTCCTTGTTTGCGTAGATCTTTGAGTGCGGTCTTTGCTCGTTTTTCTGTAACGCCGTCAAAAACTTGCTGAAGGAGCAGGATTAACTCTTCATCGTTTTCACCTTGCTCTACAGCTTGAAAGATTTCTGGAGATATTTGTGCAATCTGTTGAAGGTCAATCTCTTGTTCAAAGGATCGATCCTCCATGTGCCATCCAACGTAGGTGACTAGAAGTCCACGCTCTAGCAGGTAGTTAGCACCTAGCTCCATCTCCCGATAAAAGCGAGGGATGTATCCGGAACGGATCATCCACTTGAGGAAACCTGATACTAACTTGCTGCGAGCAATGTCTCCACTCTCCACGGGGAACGCTCTGACGTTAGCCCTCTTAAGTGCAGAAATAAATAGGGATGCAAGTTTCGTAATGCGTTCATCAATGAGGTGACATTCACTATCGCTAGCACCTTCCCAAGGGAATGCGTCCGCGCCATGCTTGCGGTGATCGCGGCTCTTGCCTGGCCACCAGTTACGTCGGTCGTCGTAGCTCGTACGACACAAATCAAAATATGCTTCAAGCTCCGTTATAGTTTGCTCGTAAGCAAATCGGAGTGTTTTAATGTCCGGCTCATTGCCCACATAGGTAAGAGCGTTTGAAATATTATCGTTCTGCATTTAGTCTATCTTTAATTAGTTGAATCATGCTAGCAAGATGAGTCCTAGAACTGCCTATCTTATCACATAACTCTATGTTTGTCATGGGGACTTTGGATTCATGCTTCACGTATCGCTTGAAAGTTTCCCACATTATGAGGCGATCCCTGTTCTGCTGGTTCCATTTGTAATCCAGAGTCAGGTTCTCGTCCTCTACTTGTCCGGTTAGAGGATTTCTATCATAAAATATCTTTGTTCTATCAACCTTTGACATAGCGATAGCTGACCCCTGTCTCGGATTCTATTGCCTCAAAACAGATCATCTTGCCTAAGAATCTATCCTTCAATCTGTTAGGCATCAGAACGGGAACCTTCTTACCTATCTCTACGAAGTGAACCATGTTGAATCTAGGATTCGGACAAATTGATAAGACCTTGCCCCTGAAGTGTTTAGGTATTATTTCGTTGATGAACATACCATCGCACAGGATGTCCTGTCCCTCTGGGCTGATCCAGGTGTTCTTGCCTTTGCCGCTTATGTATTCCTGCGGTAGTTTTTCTTTAGCTATTTTAAGAGCTTCATCGAAGTCAGTATCATGATATTCGGCAAACTCAGTTAGTTTTACTTTCATTAGTATCCTCCTTGTTGTTTTCTGGTGATCCCCATATCGGAGGATGCAAAATAATCAGGACCCATACCGCCATTTGACATTCGCAAATAACGGATGAGGTCAAAAAAGTCCTTGAGTGCTTCGTCAGATTTGCCGGCTGCATTGTAATTAATCATGCTCTCAATAAGATTCCCGCAGTCCTCATGCACGTAGCACCTCGGTCTGTTGGCGGGATCAAGGTCGTAGTTCGGATTATAGAAGAACCAATCGTCCAGGCTGGTGTTACCTATGCCCTCCTGCTGTCCGTCCGACGGCGTAAAATTCATTCCGTAGTCATAGAAGGCCGTGAATAGATCCACGTTGTTCTCGTTTTCCTTGGCAAAGAACCTGGAGTCACCGATACGTTCCATGACCTCGATACCTAGTTCCTCTTCTATTTCCTGAAAGAGTTCGCAGTACCTCTCTACGTCGTAGCCTATCTTGTCCGCAGCTGGACCCTTGCGCCACTTCGGGTCACCGAACAAGGCCCATTCGCCGTAGGTATCTCTGTCCGGCCACTCCCTGCGTATAAATATCTCCTCGTCCTGTGAGACTCCTGCCCATATCGCTACGTAGTTCCGGGCAAAGGCGGGGTCAACTACTTGATACCATGTGAGGGAGTCCTTGTCAGGGAAGGACATACCATATTTGTTTGGCGTATTGCTAAGGACGTTGACCTCTGGGCTGAAGTTCGGCAGCAGTGAAGTCATTGACTTCGTAGGCAGTCCGTAGGCACGGACCATGATCGTATCACGGCTAGCGTTCTTTAGGTCCTTGGCTATGCGGTCATAACCGCCAAAGGGGTTCTCGTCGGAGTGCAGGTAAACAACACCAGCATCTCGCTCAGGGCTGTATTGAATTACTGGAACCTGTTCGCCATCCAGCAAGGACGCGGACTTAGTTTCCAGCGTCTCGGCTCCCTTGAGGTACTCCGCAACAAAGGGCGTGTACCCATCAATCGGCGTAAACCCCAGCAGCATCTTACTATCTCTGGTCGCAAGACGGAAGCGTAGGGTGTTTACCAAAGCAGCATCCCCCAAGTATTCGTCCAGCCAGGCTCCTATATTTGTTCCTGTAGGGTTACGGAAACCGAACTCAAAACCTTCTAGGATCGTTTGGTTATTACTGAACTGCGTATATGTCTTGAAGTCCACCCTAGTTCTGGTGTCAGGGAAGATAAAAGAACTGCCCGTGAATCCGTTCTGCATACTGTAGTTCACGTAACCATCGATACTCTTGGTTTTCCTGCGGAACTCTCTAGGCATCATCTCCCAAATAGCAGCCTGCTGCACCTTAATGGATGTGTCCGCATTCTGACTAAAGCATACAACGTGGCCGTCCATGTTTTCGGTCACGGCTTCCATAACCATCTTAGCGCATCCCGTTGTCTTGCCGCTTCGGTTTCCGCCAAAGGTAATGACCTCGTCGTAGTCCTTCAAAGCATCTCGCATCCGGCTCCAACCTGTTAGCTCAAATCCGTGACGCAGTGGATCCTCCCTTGCTGACTGAATCCTACCTTCATGAGCCTCGTGTAGCTGAACCAATAGCTTGGGATCTGCTTCACCGAGGATAACTATCTCTTCATCCGTAGGAGCCTCTAGGACTGGGTGATTTGTGAACTCAATGGTCATTCGTCTTCCTCTAGATCCTCTGGGTCATTCTCGAACTCCCACTCAAAGTTTATGTCACCGTCAGTAATCTCTTTCTGCATTTCATGCACTAGCATCCTCCCTGCTGGCAGGTGATTGTAATCATAAAATAGTTCACCCTGCTCGTTCATGACTATGAAGCAGTAGTTCTCAAAATGCTCTCCTAGTATTCCCCGAACCTGATCATAGATCGGATCGTAGCTAGAATCCATGATTGACTTAGGCATCCTGCACCTCTGCCTCTATAGTTTTGGCTTCTTGTATCCTAGCCCTCGCTGCCTTGATGGTAGCCTCGTAGTCATCCTGTGTAAAGACCTTCCGGTCTTCCGTAATCTGTGTCGCTTCACCTCTAGCCGTCAAAGCCTCCCTACCTGCATTCGCCTTAGCTATGGATAGCTCCTTTAGGTCACGGAATGATACCTCGAAGTCCGGATCACCCTCTAACCTACCACGGACTTTCTCAATGAGGTCCTCTTCCAGTGAGGACAAATTCAAGTAGTTCCTGGCCGCTAGTCGGCCAGTTACCTCTCGGAACTTCCCTATGTGGTCCGCATAATCAGTTAGAATCC